GTTGCTGATGTTGCTGAAGAAGCGGCATTGGTTGCAGATGTACTTGCAGCACTAGCTTGTGATGTTGCTGTTGTAGCTGAACTTGCAGCACTCGTTGCAGATGTTGCAGCATTTGTTTCTGAAGTTGCAGCATTAGATGCTGATGTTGATGCTTCACTAGCTTTTGTAGAAGCAGTAGAAGCTGAAGTCGATGCGTTAGATGCTTGAGTAGAAGCAGTTGAGGCAGATGAAGCAGCGGCAGTCGCAGAGTTAGCAGCAGCAGTAGCTGATGAAGCAGCATTCGTTGCAGATGTCGTTGCAGATGCAGCATCAACCAATAAGGACCACTTAGCACTATCGGTGTTAGTAGTTAATGGTTGTGATCCACTTGATGTGTGAGATGTTGTACAGATAAAAATATTATTAGTAGATGTATCTTTAACTAAATCTCTAGCATTATAACTTGTAGAAGCAGCCCAGTTTCCAACAAAAGTTCCAAGTTCTTGAGTAACAGAAATTTCCCCAGCACTATCAAAAGCTAAAATTTTGTTTGCTCTGTTTGTTGCATCAACTGTAAATTCAGTCGATGTCATTGTATTCGTTCTTGATAATTTTATAGATCGATCAACTTGTTCTTGTAGTTCTTGAGTAATAGCGATTGCTTTATCATGTGCAGTTTCGATTGTATCTGCACTCATAGGATCATTATCGATCAGATCCATTGCTTGAGTTTGTGCAGTAACTCTTCTTAAAATAACTGTTTCGCCAGATGCTGGTATATGGCTAGATTGGAAAGTTACAGCTCCACCTCCAGAATTATTAACACCACTTATCGTATAATGTGTAGTTAAACTTTTTACAGTTTCAGTTCCACTAGAAGATCTAATGATAACTTGCATCTCACTTTCAGCACTAATTTTAAAAGTGTAATTAAAAGCTGTTGTAGATCCATTTCCATTATAGGAATTTTTAATTGTAGTAGTCGATATTGTCATATTAATTTAAACCTTTTAAGTCTCCTTGTTTTTTCATCCATTTTTCAGTTGCTAATATTTCTGCTCTAGCTTCGATTGCTTGATACATTTTTAAATTTTTAAATTCTTCTTTTGCATCTATTTTTGCTGTCTCAACAGCATCTTTGAAGTCCTCTAATTTTTTTGTTTTATCAACTTCGTTTTTGTAATCAGCTGAATTAATTAATTCTGTAAGTTCAATTCTGATTAAAGTTCCAACTATATGAGAGTAGTAAGCATATTCTTTTTCTTTCAAAGGAACATTAACTTGAATACCATAATCAAGTTCAGCTGCTAATTTTTCATTCTCAATAGAGTAGGCGGTAACAGCCATTTTCTTTCTAGGTTTAATTGGATTGTAACCAATCTTTGCAGCTTCAACATTTACTGGATGCTCTTCCATAGAAGATACAACACCAAATTTTGGAACTGGCATAGCCAACCAATCTTTATCTAAATATAAATCGTTTTCTAATCCAGGTATGTTTTTCTGGATCATTGATTTAAACTCTATATTTAATTTTCTAAAATCATCTCTATTAACTAGACCATAATTTTCTGTTTCTATTTTTTCAGATCCAAGATCATCAAAGTATGAAAGCAACATTGAAAAAGGAACCATTCCACTTATAATTTTTTTACCTTCTCTAATTGCTACTTCAGATTTATCATTACTCATTTTCATGTTTGATTGAAGATCTGCTAATCTTCCAGCACCATTAAGAACTGATGTATTTAAAAGATTGTCTCCAATAGATAATGCGTATGCAGTTAAAAATTCATAAAATTCTTTATGTATGTTTTCCCATCCAGAAAAATCTTCTTGCATCTTTGCAATGATGGCTCCGATGTCTGCTGATATTGCAGCTAACATTACTGCTGGCTCAAAACCATTTAAACTTCCTTGAAGTTTAGATCCAGTTAGACCAGTTAATTCTTGTATCTCATCAGATAAAAAATTATGAAATCTAAAAGATTTAGGTTGCTTGTTTGCAGCCTTTTTTAATTCGTATTTTTTTCTTCCTCTAACATCAACATCTGATCCATGAAACACACCAAAGTAACCTAAAGGTACAAAGGTTGCCATGAAAGCCCATCCCATAACTCCTTTAGCTTTTGCTATTTCTGCATCTGCTCCACCTTTAGCAAGAGCCTCTCTGTGGCTTCTTAAAATTCTATTTGTACCAGGCGATCTTTCTAAAGTTGCTCCAAGTATATTTCCTGGAGTTCTTAAAAAAGTAAAGTATTGAGAAGATAAAATTGTTATTGGATTTAAAGCTTTAACATTTTTTAAATTTTGTACAGCACCAGTTAAGTCTCCAACAACATCATTTCTTTTGCTTAATGGTGTTTGAAAAGTTCTTCTTAATGCAGCTTCATAAGCAGTAGTTGTCATATCATTACCTGGATTAGTAATTAATGATGCTAAATAATCTGCTGCTTTATTTCTTGAAAGATTTCCCATCTTAACTTGTTTGATAGTTTCTCTAAAAGCTAAAGCATAAAGCTCACTTTGATATGCAGAGTTTTTAAAATAGTTATCTGCATTTTGTAAAAATTTATAAGGCAGTCTATCAAGAGTAAAAATTCTTCCGCTTATGTCGATAAACTTTCCCATCACACTTTTGTTATCCACTCCAAAAGCATCTGCTGAAAAAGCATTAACTGGACTTTCAAATTTAGTACCAGCTATTTGGCTCTCAACACCAGGAGCATTTTTGTAAGTTTTTAATGGATTAGAACTTAAAGGTTTTACTGATTTCCATTTTTGACTAAAAGCTCTAAACATATTTGTAACTGCAATATGTTCTCCAAAAGCTTGAGCCACATCTTCATATTCAGCAACACTATCAATAGTCGAACCGCCATACATTCTAGCAGCAATCTTTCGTTCAGTTCTCTCCATTGCTTTATAGATCCAGTTACCACCAACATTTTTTACATGTGTCATTGGACCAATCAAAATATTGTTTAAGAATATTTCAACTAAAGCATCTGAAGTTTTTGAACCAAAACTTTTTTCTGCAAATCTTATTTTATTTACTAGACCAGGAGTGTCTCCATACATTTCAGCAATTTTAATAATCTGCTCTTTACCTCCTAAATTCATTAGGATGTTTTTTCTATTTAACTGATCTAAATTAATGTTCTTAACTAAACTGGTGTTATTAGGCTCTTTTAAAATATTAAGAGCTCTAGCAGTTTCTGTTTGAACACCTTTATAGATTTTAGTTAGTTCAGCAGTTAAAGCATGTTGTTGAGCAAACTCTAAAGCATTTTTAGTATTATCTCCGCCTTCAGATAAAAGAGTTGTTCTTAATGCTTGTAGTTTTTGATGCTGTGTAATTAATAAATTTTTAGCAGCTTTTAATTCATGAGCATTTAAAGTTGATCCAGGTACTAATTTTAAAAGATTGGCTAATGTTGTTTCAGCATTATCAACACCTAATAAAGTTGAGATTTCGTTAGTCTCTTTCCAAGATACAACACCTCTAGTTTGTTTTTTAATTCCACTTTTATATTGATTACCTAATACTCTTATTCCAGCTAATACATCATCGCTAGATTGTATTTTATTAAAATTTAAAATATCTGTTTCGTTACCATCAAGATCTGCATTCCTTAAAACTTTTTCTTCTTCAGTTAAAAAATCATCAACTGCTTTTTTAGATGATGGTTTTGGAGCAGAAACTTTATAACCAACTTTTTTAGGTTGTAAGTTTGGAGCAACAGTAGAAGTTTTAATACTTAAATAATCAGCACCTTCACTAATAGTATCAATAGCAGTTGCTTCTCCAGCTTGTATCTTTTCAATTTTACCTTGAGCTTCTTCTAATAAACTTTTGGTCTCTTCCTTTGTAAATTTTTCTGTGCCTATTGGAAACTTTTTAGGTTTATTAGTTTTACCAATGGCATTAATTATAGCTTTAACTACCATGTTTTTTTATTCCTGTGATTTTTGAAAATAAATATTTGAAGCTATTTATTTATTACTATTAATTTGTCTTTTGTGAAATAATATTGTTTTCTATGTTATCCGATACTGCTTGAGCTCCCCAGGTTGCTAAACTTACTCCACCAAGTAATTCAAACAGAGGTTGACTAGAACTTTGCACTCCAGTTTTCATTTCATCTGATAATTCTAAAACTGTAACTGGCAAATCTTTAAACTCTTCTCCAGTTTCAGATGCTGTACTTCTGAATAAATTATCATCATAAACTTTAGCATTCCATTTCTTGGCATACTTCTTCATGTAGCTTGGAATAGTCTCATTATACAATCTATACTTACCAGCTCCAGATCCTAGGATAATGTCTTTTTTATAAGGAATATTAAAATCTTTTAACATAAATTCTCCAATCTCTTCTTGGTCATTAATCAATTCTTCAATTTGAGACTGAATGTTTTGAAATTCTTTTTTACCAATAATCTTTTCCATTTCTTGATAATTAGATTGATTAAAGCTTGGTCCTCTTTCAACAATATTTCCAGCTTCATTCATATAATTAAGATCGAAAAAATAACTTCCTTTTTTTGGTCCATCAACTATTTGCAAACCTATTTTTTGAGCTTTGGTAATACTTTCTCCATATCTATTTGCAGCCTTATCTCCTTTAGGAATTGCAATTCCATCAAAACCATTATCAGCCGCATATCTAGCTAATCTTTTAATAGTTAGTTCATACCAATTATTTTTAAATGGAAAGTCATAACCTTCAACATTAGCTTTTAATTTTCTTTGAGCTTCTTCTACAGTAAATTTATTTCCTGGAAATGCCTCGCCAGCCATAAATCCTAATTGCTGTCCAGATAATTCATCTATTTGTTCCATGTCAGCTTTTTTAATTTTAGCTGTTCTTATTCCAAAATCAGATTGCATTTCTTCAACTGCTAAAAGTTTCATGTTTCCATTCATTCTTGTTTTAAATCTTACATGAGCTATTTCTGATTTAACATCCATATGACTTGGATTTTTATAAGGTGTGTATGAAATTTTATCATCGTATCTTGTTGTTGGAATACCAATATCCATTCCACCTTTTTTAACTTTAAAAACTAATTCTGTATAATCATCTCCTCCAGGCTCTGTATATCTTTCAAATTTAGGAGAAGTATTATCTTTCATAAAAATTCTTTTTTCTCTTTCAATTAAAAATTTTTCAATTTCCAAAGGCTCAAATTCTAAAACTCTGTTTCTTGTATATCTTGGAGTTCCTGGAGAATTTAAAGCTGCTGGAATATCTCTTACAACTTCCTTTTCATTTATCAATTCTTCAGCAAGTTCTCTTCCAACATATACTGGTCTATTGTTTAAATTATCAGTAAATTTGTGAATTTCTATTTGACCTTTTTTACCAGCATAATCTTTTAAAAAGGTTTTACTATTTAAAGGCAAACCTAATAATAAATCATTAAGTTGAGAAAAATCCATTGATGTTTCTTTTCTAACTTTATCTATATTTGTGTTACCAGCCAATCTTCTTGCGTATGGATAAACATCATAGTTAATATCTGCATAACCTAAATCTTGAGCTCTTGCAGCTTTTTCAACTTTTTGCTCAAAGTCTAAAATTTTTTGTTCTAAATCATCTGATAATCTTGAAGCACTACCACCAAAAGAAACTTCAGATACATCAACTTTATTACCATCAATTAATTCTAAAACCTCATCTTTAGTTAAAGGTGCTTTTTTCATTTGACTTCTAGCTTTTAGATTATCTTCTAAATCAAGCCATTTTAATTCTGCTTCTTTAACTCCTGGTGTATTTTTAATAGTGTTATAAATTTGATCTGCATTACCTTTAGTTATTTTTTTTTCAGCAGCATCTCTTACAGCTGATTTAAAAATTGGAACTTTATTAACTGCATTAACGATAGCTTTAATTGGAGATCCTTCAGCTTCATTGTCAGCAGTCATACCAACCACAGCACCAGTAGTTCCAGCCATAGCTGGTATATATCTTTTCATAAATTTAAAACTATCTATGATCCCAGGTATAGCTGTTGAGAATGCTCCATATTCTAATGCTTGGATTACTTCATCTGCTATCTTATCTTCTGGAGTATCTGGTAAAATACCAACTAGATTTTTTAGTTCTATAATATCTTTAGCAAAGATTTCTTGAGAGAATGTGCTTCTTGCTCCCATTACTTCTTTTTCAATACCGATTGCTCCACCAATACCACCAGATATAAAAAAGGCTGGATATTTCGGCATACCAGCTGATCTTAATTTATTATAAATTGGAATAGAGTAAAGTAGGTCTTGAGACATAACTCCTACAAATTGTGAAACAAAATTATCGTCTTTTTTAAATTCGTTTAAATATTCTCTAGCTTCTCCTAGATTATTTGAAATATTGTTTGCAAAATCATAAACTTGTTTTTCAGTAGCTTCGTTTAAAAAACCTTCTGGCATACCAGTTGCTAAAGGAGCTTTATCAAAAGCTTTAACAAACAATGGCATCAAATTTGTTGCAACATCTGCACCATTAATAACAGCAGTTGCTAAACTTAAAGCTGTGTCTTTACCAGTCTCAAGCATGAAGTCGCCAACATTACTAAAAAATTCTTTTTGTACTTCTGGTGTTGCATGCCTTGCAATCCATTCTTCTTTAGTACCGCCTTCACCTAAAAACTTATCAAAGCTTTCAAAATTAACTACTCCAGCATCTGGATGATTTTCATATCCTTCAAGAACCGATGTGTCTTTTTTATTCTCACTTAAAAGTTTATACGCATCACCTTCACGAATTGATCTTTTTTTAAAGTCAGGCAAATAAACATTATTAATTAAATCACTCATTACATTTCACCTTCTTTAAATTTGAATTGACTTGTTGAAAATCCTTCTTGTGTTGCAAATTCTAATTTTTCTTCTTCAGAGTTACCTGGTGCAACTCTGTATCTTATTTGAAAAACATCTCTTGCAAAATTTATTTGGTCCAGGTCGTCAATTAATTTTTTTGCATCAAATGAAGATTTATTAGAATTTTCAAATCTATCTAAAACTTCCTTAGCAACTGTATCAAAATAAATATCACCATCTTTTAGTTTATCTTTAAATTTAACATTTTTGATTGGAAATGGTATTGTGCTTAAAGTTGGAATATGCTCCTCATTAAAATCTTCTTCAAGAACAGATAAATAAGCATTTTCTGGAGACATCCCATCTAATACTTTTGCGTTGTAACTTTTTAAAATAAATTGTTCTTTGTTAGCAATCGCAGCCGCAACTGCTTGAGCTTTTGAGCTTCCAACTCTTGAGATGTTTCTTATGTTTGCATTTATTAATTTAGAATAAAATTTGTAATCTTTATGACTTTCAAAGTCTCCTTTAGCTTTATCTATTAAAGAATTAAAAGCAGATATATCATCCATAGCCATCTGTTTTAAAAGATTGTTATCGGTTATGTATGATTTCTTAATATCATCTAATTGTTGAACTGTTGTTGCTGAATGAATTTGAGTAGTGATTGCCATAAATAATTCGTTATCTGTCATTCCATCTTGATCTTTTTCAGTCATGAAATCTGAAATCTTTGTGAACATAGCTTCATTAATAATTCCATTTTCATACATTTGATAAACTTCATTAATAGTAGGCAATTCATTTTGAATATCGGTATCTGTTTTATTTTTTTGAGCATTATCAATTCTTAATAAAACTTCAGTAAATGCACCAATTTGTGTTTCTTGTTCTTGTATTTCAATTTTTCTTTCTTCTCTTTCTTTTTGATTTCTTTTAGAAACTAATGCTGTTTTAGCTTTAAATATATATTCTTTAGCAGCATCTGGACCAACAGCTTCAATTAAAGCTTCTTGATTTTCTAAAACTTCATTCGGATTGATTTGTAGATTAACATTTAACAATAAATTATTTTTAATTTTAGTTTTAGCTTTAACTAATTTATCAAATGCCTCTACACCAATAAGACCAGGAGCAGCTTTGTTATTAATTAATTTTTTAAAAGCAATAGATCCAATAGCCATCTCTGCCTGGTCCTTACTTATCATTTGACTAATTGCTGTATCAAAACTATCTCCTAATTGTAGTGTGTAATCACTAATATTATTTTCAACAATTTGACTATTTAATTTTGGAACTAATAGAGAAGCTTTTTCTGCAAGCTTACTTTTTAATAATCTTTGAACTGGAATACTTTGACCATCTAAAAATGATTTAAAATTACTAGGCTCTAAATCTTTAATTAATTTGTTAGGAGCATCTGTGTCTCTGCTTTCTTTATACTTAGAATATTTTTTATCTATTTCTAAAGATAAAGCTGGTATTGCTTTATTGTAATTGTTGGTATCTTCAATAGCATACATATCTTTTTGAATAGCAGCGATTGATTTTGCAACAGAAGATATAGCATTACCTCTTTGAGTTGCTAAACTTAATGGTAAAGCAAGAGTTGATGTTCTTGGTGTTGTACTTTCTGCAACTTTAGCATTACTGTTAAATATTTCTAATTTTGCCATTATGAAATAACTAATCTTCCAGCTTGTTGAGATTGAGATCCCATAGTTAGTATGCTTCCAACAGCTGCCATATATTGTGTGTTAGCTGTCATCTTACCTTTAAATTCTTCGCCTCTACCTCTAGCTTCAATTAATAAAGATTGATTGATTTGATCTGTTACAGCAGTTTTGGAATTATAATCTGCCATTGCTAAATCAAAAGATTGTAATTGTTTGTTTTTAAGACCAACTAAAAATGGACTAGTTCCTTCTCTAAATTCTGCACCAGTATTTAAAGCTTGAACAAAGAAATTAGAATATTGCTGATCTTGTTGATCTAGTAATCTTGGCTTTTCAACAGTTCTATAAATCTCTTCTCTAACTGCTGCTTTTTTTCTTTCGTATTGTGCTTCTTGATAAGCAACACTTGCGTTGTACTTACCGATTGCTTTAGCTGAACCAGCTGCCGCTAAATTACCTAGAAAACTCATAAATCTTTGCCATCCTATAATAGTTAGTTTGGTCTGGACCATACATGGTCATCAAACCTTCTTTTTTTAAACCCAGCCATTCAGCAAACCGAACACCAGTTATAAATTTTTCTTTGACTGCTGTTTGCAATCTCCACACTTCGTTATTCTCACAGAGATAATCTAATCTTCTCTTAACCGCAGAAGCTGCTTTAATTTTATTGTTATGAACTTCTTTGCTTGCCATAACCCAACCTTCAGCAACTCCATCCCACAAAGGAATAATGCCACCACTAAGGATAGGATTATTGTCAGCCAATAAAGTGAATGAAAGACCAAACACTTTAGTATCAATTCTAGTCTCTGTGTAACTCGCATCTATATCCATTAATTCATGGTTTAAACCAAACTCAACCATTTGATCACCATGATGTTTTTCGTAAGGAATTATTTTTAAATTAGCCATCCGATGTAACTAGAGTAGGATAGACTGATAATACTGAACAAGGCAAAGGCTGGTCTTGTTTAATAAATATAAATCCATCTGAATTATAGTCATCATTAAATTCAATTTCTTTATCACCTTCAATAAGTGTATCTACTGGAGAGGATAAGCTGCTAGAAGTTGTTCTAAAAGGAACTGTCTCAAGATTAGATAATGAAGGTCCAACTTTGACACCAACTGTTTCAAACAATCTTAAAACTACTTTTGAAATTCTTTTTGTTTTACCTTGTGAAGTACCTTCGGCAGCTCCACCTTCAATTCTCATTGTTTGCAAAACACTATCGTAAGATAATCCAACACATGCTTTAGTAACTGCTCTATCTAATGTGATTGCACCAGAGCTTACAGTTTTATTTGCATGTACAGATCCATCTGCCAGGATAGATACTGATTGTCCTTCTAAATGACCTAAACCAGATAATGTTGTTGTAGATGATCCAGAATAGGTGAGGTGGCTATCTAAAAATTTAAAATCTTCAGCAGAAGCTTCATCAAATTCGAAATCTGAAAAACATTCTACATATCTTTTCGTTGCACCATTAATTGTTCTCTTAACAATAATCCAAAGTTCATCTTCAGTTAATACACCAGATATACTTGCAACACTTTCACAAACAGCATTTCCACTTCCAAATGCACCTCCGAAAATATGTCTTGTCCAGGCAACTACACTTTCTGATCTTTGATAAGTTAATGCTGCTAAAACTCCATCATCTCTAACACACCAAACAATACTGTTAGGTTCTTGTTGGAATGCCATTTCATTAATTCCAGATTTTGTAACTGTATCATTTAATATACAAAGGTCAGGAGCAACATAACTATCACTATCAAAATTATATTGTAGTTCTCTAATTTTTCTTTTTGCTTTTTGTAAAAACAATATTGCATTACCAGCTGTAACTGCATCCACATTAGATGAGCCATAAGAACTTTGTTTTTTAATCGTTACATTTGTTGGAGTAATACTTGCATCAGTACCATCAGCTGAAACTGTAAATTCACCTCCAGTTGTACCAACAACAAGAGTTCTTTGAGCTTTTAAATATTTAATGGCATTAACTTGATTTGATGCAATGGTGTAAATCATAGCATCATCTGCATTAGTTCCTGTTGTAAAATTTTCGTAATCTCCAGCTTTAGAAAACCATAAAGTTTGAGGATTATTATTTGTGCCAGCGAAAACTAATCTTTGTTCATAAAAACTTACAGAGCTTGGTCTGTCATTAGATCCAGTTATTCCTGGAGATGGAGATCCACCAAATGAAACTGTTGCAAGTGTCCATGATGTATGTCCAGTTCTACTTAACTTCTTAACTGGATGATTAGGATGACAAATGTACATAACATCTGCAGATTGTGCGAACTTAATATCAAATAGTTCTGCTTCTAAATAAGGTGAAGCTATTTCATAAGCAGATCCACTAGATAGTATTTGTCCTTTGTCTTTAAAAAATCTTATGTACTGATCACCAAATTCTAAAATATAAGTTTGAGTAGTTGAAAACTCAAAAGGTATTAATCTTGTTTTCTTAGAACTATCTTTTACTTCACTAATAAATTGTGTTCCAACTCTTCTAGTAGCAGCTCCTTGTGGATGAACTAAAAAGTTCTCCATTGTTTTTGCTGCTGAAGAATATTTATCAAAATCGGTTCTTCCAGTAAGTTTGTTTCCAAATTCTCCAGAAACAAAAGAGGTTAAAGCTAATGTCGTTCTTGGCATATTTTTCTAAAAATTTCTTGTTGGCTTAATCCTTGTTCTTCTCTTTTACATTTTGAAGTAGGATCAATTTCATGTTCGTTAATAATTTCTACTAATGCGTAACGATAAACTTTTGTGTCATCTCCCCATTGAAAATGAAGAAGTGATTTAGGTTCAGAATATTTTTCTAGTAGTCTTGGATCAAAAGATGATTTTGACATTATAATCTAGCATCTGTAAATTCAGAGCTTTCTATAGTTCCTAATGAGTTTTCTGTTGCATCAATAAATCTTGCTTCTCTTAATCTTTCATCTGCTCTAACCATGTATTTATCAGCTAGTGTTGCATTGTTAGTTACAGCATAAGCTAAGTCTGCTGCTAATTGATGAGATATACTTTCTTGTAAATAAGTATCGTATTCGTTTGGATCTGTAATTTTTGCAATATAAACTAAATAAACAGTTCCTTCGTTGGTAACAATATTTTTACCTTCAATTTTATAATCTATATCTGATTTAATACTGTCTGTTGCACCATTGTGAACTTTTAAAACTCTTAAACTGTCTGATGGTAGAGCATAAGCAAATGAATATTCTACTACTGGAGCTGTACTGTTTTGAGCTAATTGAACTCTTTTGTGTAAGCAGTTCCAGGCATGAGATCTAAATACTCTATCTCTTACTGGTTCAAACCTTTGGTTACATAATCTCGCATTTTTACTGTCATCAGTTAATGCTGAAATTGTTGATGCTCCTAATAAATTAAGAGCTGAATTACACATATCTACTACACTTGCCATTATGTTGGTTCTCCTTGTTCCTTACATGAAAATTTAATTGCTAATTTTTCATCTTCAAAATCTTCTTTATAAAATTCGTTTAATAAAAAATGTGATTGTTGGTATCCTTGATTTATACATTTGGACCAATTATCAAAAGATCCAGTAATACTTTCTTTATTACATTTAGTTTCTGCTGTTGCATAACTACACACATATAAAATTAAAAGGTATTTCACTTTAACATTTCCATCTTCGTCTTGCTTGTCTAATTCTTGAATTAGGATTATTTTTAGTTTTTGCAGAAGATCTTTTCAGTTGTCCTAAAGATCTTGCACAATAAGATTTTCTTCTTTTTGCAGCCTTTGATCCTTTTTTAACTTTACCAGTTACTGCAGTTTTTAATTTTGATCCTGGATTAGCTCTTCGATAAGCTTTCACTCCAGCCTTTGTCATTCCAGCACCTTTTTTTGTAGGTCTGTAATTTTTTTTATTTCTTGAAATTGCTCTTGGCATTCTACTATTGCCTGGCGGAGTATTTCATCCGCCAAACAAAATTAGTTATTAGTCAATAACGTAAAACATCTGAAGTTGGATAGTTCCAGTACCATTAGCACCAGCTAATGTTACAGTAATTGGAACACCATCTTTATCTGCATCCGCTACTGAATTTTTTCCTAAAGCCATTGTATCTAAAACAGAAACACTTTGAGCAGATGTTGACGCAGCCGCAGCTTTGTATTCATCCACATCAAGAGCTTGATCTGTTCCATCTGCTTTTTTATGAGCAGCATAGCCTACAGAAATAGTAGTTGATGATCCTAAAGCATCATAACTAACAGCACCAGATAGTAGTCTTGCACCATTTGGTATTGTGAACATAGTGATAGTGTCTTGTTCTGCAGATGCTTCGTATTCAGCAAATGCAGCTCTTACTCTACCAGATAGTTCGTTAGTCTTAATCTTTTCAGAAGGAACACTAACAGTTTTCGCATATTGTATCGAATTTGCCATTTTATATTTCTCCTATTGATTAAGCTTCATGAGCTTGGATTGTTACAACTTTAGATTCTTCCATCCTAGTCGCACCAAGACTTTGACACACATATACTTGATGAGCATAACCTTTGTCAGATCTCTCATCAATTCTAGTCATCAAATCTTGACCGATAGCCATCTTGCATCCATCCATTGCCCAAACTAGGCAAAGTCTTTTAGATGATGAGATGTCTAGTCTGTTAGACACGATAAAGTTGAAGCCAAGGAATGAATTAACTTCTCCATTCGCTAAAGCTTTTACAGAGTTGAAATCACTAGATGTAACTTCAGTAGTTCCTAACAAATCAGTAATTTGTCTTGGACCAACTGCAATGTATCTAGTAATTGATGGATCAACAGATGCAGCATCAAGAAGTTCTTTTGCACTTCTTAATTTTGCAATAGTTAAACCAGCAGTACCACTTTCAGTTATCTTTTGAGCAGCTGGAAGAGCAGTAGATGTAGATCCAGTCTCTCCAGTAAATGCTGTTCCAGATAACGCAGCGATGATTTCGTCATCTTGAGCTCTACCTAAAGCATAAGCTGCGGCAGTTGCATAAGATGATGTTGGGTCAATTAGAGTTCTAATTTTATCTTGGTTATCGATAAGATCAGCATACTCATAATCAACAAGGCTAACTCTTCTTCTTGCATGTGGTGTATCCATCTGTGGAGTGTCAGCATGTCTAGTCGTTCTTTTAACCGCAGAGGCTACGCCAACTTGGTCAAAAAAAGCATTCTTGCCGACAACAGTTTCAACATCAACAGCAGATCTCAATAGAGAGCCTTTTTGTTGTGATAGCATTTGTACATTGTTTGAATACTGCTGTACAAAAGCTGTAGTAATTTGATTTGACATATTTCAAATCTCCTTAATGTTGTTGGTTAATGTAATCGACTTGGTTATCTCCAGGATGGAGGTCGCATCTGTAAATTTTAAGACTTCACTTTGTCTTTTTTCTTAGCGGTCTTTTCAGATTGTCGCTTTGAACTTTGTATAACCCAGTCAAAATAATTTTCAGCTATTGGCAGAGGATCTCTACGATCATTCTCTGGACCAAATTCAGTTGCTAGTCTTAAACATTCAAGTCTAACTTCTGTGTCTGTTATTATTTCGCCTGGCTCAAATTTTTCATTAGCCATTTAGCATCTCTCTTAACTTCAATACTTCTTGAACTGCTTTTTGAT